TGGCATTTTTCTTCTCCTATTTTAGATTTCTATAAAAGGGAAGGTTTCCCTCCCCATTGTTACCATTACGGTGTTTGAGCGGCTACTAACTCTGTAAAGCTTGCTCCAGTCTTAGTAGCAATTAAATTAAGGACGATAAATTCAGCGGCCCTTGTAGGTTTAATATAGATATCACACCATAATTCATTCCTATCAATTCTTTCTGGAGTATTATTTCTTTCATCACAAACAATTAGATAATCGAAAATTCCTCTCCTTGCTACAACATCTCTTAGAAATGGATCAATAAGATTAATGATCTGTAATCTTGTAAAAGTATCATTTGGTTCAAATAAAAAGTATTTCAAAGCAGTAGAAATTGCTTTAGCTAGAATAATAAAAAGTCTTCTTACATTAACTCTATTAAATGCAGAGTTTTTGTCTAGCATGTTCTTTTGGCCCCAAACAACTTTTCCTTGACCTGGAAAACTTACAATTGGGTTAATTCCGTTCTTGTAGAGAATGTCTCTTTCTCCTATAACAGGATTCCAAGCAAGTTTTCTCACGTTATTAAGTAATGCTCTGTTCAATCCAGCAGGAGCAAACCACGCTTCTGCTACATCGTCTGTATTAGCGTAAATACCAGCTACATGTCCAGCCGCAGGAATCCATCTATGAACATTATTCCATTTATCAAAGACATTTAGCCAGTTTCCATAAAGAGCTATATAACTTGAGTTCACGTTGAAGTCTCCAAATCCCTCAATTGTTCCTCCAAGTGTTCCAAGTCTCCAATCTCTCAATTCAGTAGCTTCATTTCCTCTATTATTTACTACTAGTGATTTTGGAACATCTGCTACAACAACAGCATCCTTTCTACTGTCACAAATAGAAATAAGTTCTCTTTTGACTATATCAGATTTATTTGAGTCAATAAAAAGATTAACATCTATTCTTTCGGCATCTGCATAAAGCTCATAAGCATCAATTACATCTCCATCTTGAATAGAATCACCTTGATCTCTGACTCCACCACTAATATTAGTATAATCATCCATGTACTTGTTATGCATTTCTGTATTTTTGAAAGCGGCTGTAACTGCCATTCTGATATAGCGTGACTGGTCATTAATAACATTTACGCAATATTGTGTTCCTCCTTCATCGTCCAGAGCTTTAGGATCAGTACTTACTAAGAATGACTCTACCACAGTATAAGGAATTACTTTCTTGTTTACATCTTCTTGACTAGCGGCTTTTACTATAACGATAAATTCTTTGTCATCATCAAAAGCTGAATCTACTTCTTGATCAATATCATCATATAATTCAGCAGATATTCCTGGAGTTCCTGTTCCAGCTATATCATTATCAATTCCCTTTCTGATATTGTTGTAAACTGTTCTTCCTATAATAGCTACTTTAACATAGTTCCCCCATTCTCCTCTGCTTGCGGCAATGAAAGCCATTTGAGAACCATTTTCAGGTCTTCCAACATCAAATACTGTATCCTCATCTCCAAACTCATCAGGGTCTTCACTTTCAAAGTCTGACAACTGATAAGCATTTCCAGAAACATATGGAGTAAGGGAACTTCCTGATAATATAGTTCCATATGCACCAGCGAAAGTAGCACTAGGAGCTAACACTCTTGTACAATATAGATTACTTCCAAATTGTAGAAATCCAGCGGCACTCATAATATCTTCATATGAAGTATCCTCTGGAGTTCCAAAAATCTCTGTTAGTTCATCAATAGTATTGACTAGTTGCCTTTTTAATTCTGGCCCTTTCCATGTATTCCGTAGTACTGAAACTCCTATTGAAGTAGCTACGGCTGGAATAGTGGTTGTAAGATCAATTTCTTGGACATCCACAAGTGGGCTTAGATATTGTGTCATATTTATATCCTCCTTTGAATCATTATTTCTTCATAATGTTTTTGCCAAAATTCTCAAAATTGGCTCTTGCATTACAAGAAAAGCATGTAGTAATTAAATTACTATGAGAACAATTTTTCTTATCATAATTAATATGATGAGCGCATAATTTATGCGAAGTTTTGTAACATAATGGATTCAAACATTCATTTCCATCTCTTTCTATAATACTTTTCTTATACTCTTTATCTTTCCAAACTTCACAATATTCTTCTAGAGTTAATTCCTCTTTGCCAGTTTGGATTTCCCTGTCTAACGGATAAAAGCATTACTTCTTTTATCATCCATAATACATTATTTACCTCTAATATTATTTATATTTTTTTAATTTTTTTGAAGAAAATATAAGGTTTTATACGGATATTTGTACTGTTTCACTAACTATAAAATAGTCATATGTAAAGTTTACAGTACTTTCTAATTGAACATCTCCTTCTCTTGTACTGAATGAAACTTCTCCTAAAGTAGAGGGCCAAATATCTTTGAAGTTAATAGCGGCTACTGGTTGTCTATAATTAGAGAAAACTACTAGACTTGCATCTACAGCATAATTTCTATGCTTCTCATGTTTCACATAGTTATCATTGCAGTACTTCATCCATTTGAAAAGCAATCTCCAGTTTCTAATCTCTGAATCCACAACATAACTAACTAGCCATGAATCAAACTCCATAGGTTCTAAGACATGTTTTGTCTTATGACTCTGCCAACGGAGTTCTTCCTCTGCCAAAGATACACTAGGAATAACCGCTGAAAAGATATTCATAACAAACGGATTATTAACTGATATCTGATTCTCTGTAGGAAGTACAGGAAATATCAATTGAAAGTTTGTAGGTGTAGCTTTGTCTATATTAGTTAGTCCTGATTGTCCACATGTAATAGCCATTTATTCTCCTTAAAACATTGATCTTTGAGATGGGCTTGTTTTTCTCCACTTTTCAAAATTATCAATTCTTTTCTGCATGTCTTTTATTTCTTTAGCCGCTAGTTCATACATTCCTTTTCTTTCAGCATCCACTAAGAAATCACCAAATCCACCAGACCTTAATGGGTAGTCAAATATAGTTCCATATGTAATTGCTTGAAAGCCTTTTACTAGCTTTTGTATTTCTCCTGCATGATCCATTACTGCTTTTGTTTTCATTATTGATACGAATTTCTTATAATCCCTTTCAGCTTTTTGTGCTACTTTTTGGGTATTAACAAGCATATCACGGTATTGATCTTTAGTCATTGCTTCCCCTAAATACTTTTCTACTAAATCCATATTTCCTCCTTATCTTTACCTCTTAACTAGAGGTCTTCTACGCTCTGTCATGGTTCAAAGAGATTGTATTTAACAATCAAATCTCCGTCTTCTATCTTACCTCTGAGATCTATGATGGTTCCTCCCGAAGCTCCGCTGGTAAATGTAGAAGTAGAGTCTCCTACATATGCTTCAAAGTCTTCTGGATTCGTGAACATACTAGTAAATATCTTACCTATCAATGCTGTAGACTCTACAGGTTTAAAGAACCATGTTTGCAATTGAAAATCCAAAGTGTAGTTAATTACTCTATACTCTTCATCTGCCATTTCATGGCTTACTTCTGGAGTAGCACTTTGAAAAATTACTTTGACATCAAATTCAAGTCCTAACTCTTCTAAAAAAACTCTTATATAGATATGAGGAGCAAAGAATGGTAGTATCTGCTCCATGATTTGGTCTATATCTACCATATGCAAGGCCCATATATTCATAGTAACCGTAAGATTATAGGGTATAGGATGAAGATATTTCTGCCACTCAAGAGTATCTGTATTTGCGCTCTTGCATATTTCAAATTTATCATTTACTTGTCTTTCAGAAGCCCAATCAATAGATGATACCCATGCAGTAATCATAGGAAGCATTATATCATCTTTTCTTGTATTCAACCAATAATAAACCTTTTCCTTTGCGGATAGTTTTATTGGAACTTCTACATATTTATCAATAGACTTTCCATCTAGTGTATACCTAGCAATTTTAATATCATTAAAGGCATCCAAAAATTGTATTAGCGTTTTTCTAAACACATGAAAAAAGAAATAATTCTTCACTTTTTATCTCCTACTAAAATGTATTGTTTGTACACGTTTGAATTCTTTTTGTGAAAAATATTTGACTATATATTTTCCTTTTAATTTCTTGTCTATTCCATCTTTTAATCTAATCCATTGTTCTATTCGTTCTCTGCTATAATCACTAAAAATTTGCTTTGGATTTTCTTTATATTTTTTAATTTCTTCCTCATCTGCTAATTCTAAAATATAAAGATATGATTTTTTTGGTATAGTTAAGGTTTTTGTTTTTACTACCCATTCCCCTTCATCACCATATATTTTTTTAATTCTTTCAAATGCATCTTGAATAACACTAGTAAATTCTGAATCAGATATATTGTCAAATATTTCTTCAAATCCAGCGGCACGTCCTTCACCACTTTTACCTGAAAATGAATATTTTCTCCAAC